TGGCGTCCCGAAACCCAAGTGCGTGGACGACAAGGTGCAGGAGGTCATAGACGAAGCGTGGTCAGACCCCGACAACCAGGCGTGCCTGACGACGTTCCCGGCCCAGGTCGCGCTCTGCACCGACCTCGTGCTCCAGTCCAACCTGTTCATCCTGTTCTTCGAGGGCGACGACGGGAAGATCAAGCTCGGCATCCTCAACCACGACCTCGTGGAAGACGCCGTCCGCGACAGCCAGAACCGCCTCCGTGTCCTGTACTACGTCGCCCGCCGGCGCGAGTACGAGTGGGACTACCAAATGGACCGGGTGAGCCTCAAGGCGACCCAGACGATGCAGCAGTCCGGCAGGCCCGTCGTCCAGTATTACCAGTCGCTCGCCGCGACCGACGCGCAGTCCGGCAAGCTCGACACCGACGACCCGACCTGCCCGCCGGACAAGCTCGGCGAGGGGCTCGTCTACCACATCGCCATCAACCGGGGTTCCGAGCAGGTGTTCGGCATCCCTGCGATGCGCCGGATCGTGAAGTGGATGGCTGCGCTGAACGACTTCATGGCCGCACGGGTGGACATGACTCAGGCCGCTGCTGCGTTCATCATGCGCCGGACCGTCAAGGGCTCGCCGGACCAGGTCGCGAAGATCGCCGCGCAGGCGCTGTCGCGGTCCTCCACGCTCGCGGCTACGTCGATGGACGACCCGAACGCTGGGACCATCGCTCCCGGCCCGCGACCGGCGTCGATGCTGAACGAATCAGCAGGCGTCACAACCGAACCGTTCTCCGTCTCCACCCAGGCCGCGCAGGCGCAGCAGGACGCGCAGATGATCCGCTCCCAGATCGCGTCGGCGACATGGCCGCAGCACTACCTCGGCGATCAGTCCAACGCGAACCTCGCGACCGCGTCCGCCCTGGAGCTTCCGGTCGTCAAGAAGGTCGAGGCGATGCAGGAACTGTTCGAGGGTCTGTTCCGCACGTTCTGTGACCGGGTGATCCAGAAGGCCGTGGACAGCGGCAAGCTCCCAACCGAACTGACCGCCGAGGAGCGCATGAAGCTCCGGTCCAAGAAGTCAGACGAGCAGGTACCCGGCGGAGATGCCCTCACGCCGCCATCCCCGGCGCAGCAGGAGCCTCCGCTGGCGATGACGGACCCAACGTCCGGAACGACCTCCGAGGAGCTTACGGAGGCTTACAGCGGCCAGACGCAGGACGAGAAACAAACGGAGCGGGACCTGGGCTACGAGTTCGCGATGCCGAACCCGCTGAAGCGTGCGATGGCCGACCTGATCACCAGCATCGCGAACATCGCGAGGACTTTTGATCCAAATAACACGAACGCCCAGTTGAGCCGCACGCTGCTCGCCGTCGCGCTCGGCCAGGGGCTCGAACTCGCCGACCCAGCAGCCGCCGTCGAGAGGATTCTTCCAGAGGGATATGTTGACCCGATGATCGCCGCGTCGATGGGAGGCCAACCAGGGCCGGGCGGCTCGCAACCAGGCGGAGCGCCGCCGTTGATCCCACCAGGCCCGAACCCGTTCGGCGGTAGCTCGTACGTCGCTGGGGAGCAGGCACCCGAAGGGCAGCAGAACCCGTACGGTGTCGCGGGGTTCTCTAGCGACTACCAGAAGAACCAGGGCCAGATCAACGAGACGGCTGTCGAGGAAGTGGCCGAGGACGAGTCCGAGGAGCAGCGCATGGCACGCCTGATGGAAATGTGGGACTCGGAGATCGGCGACGTTGTCGATGAGATGCTGGAGGCCGCTACCGCTGGTAACGGCAACGGCAACAGCCCCCAGCACTAGCGAACAGTCGGGAGCGGGTGGGCATGGTGGGGATCGGGACGGGTAGGGCCGACTCGTCAGACGCGGCTCGGGATGGCTTGGGTGGGCGCGACTCGGGGTGAGCCGGGTAGTCAGGCGAGAGGCGAGATGGGCAGGCTAGGCCGGGCGAGAGTGGGGTCGTCGGGCGCGGGCTGAGCAGGCTAGATCGGACCAGGGTGGGGTAGTCAGGTGGGGATCGAGATGACTGGGATCGCTTGGGGCTGGGTCGTCGGGTAAGGCGTGGCTGGGCTCGTGTTGGCCTGGGTAGTCAGGCACGGGCCGGGTCGAGCGGGCGAGCGGCGAGATGGGGCGAGCAGTCGGCGCGAGTTGAGCAGGCTGGACTGGGGTAGTCGGGTGGGGGGAGGGTTGGCGCGGGGAGAGCGGGGTTGGCGAGGGTAGTCGGATGTGGGATGGGCAGGCGTGGCCGGAAGGGAGTGGGGACGAGCAGAGTTGGCGAGTCGGGCTGGGTCGAGCGGGCGAGCGGCGGGATGCGGGCAGTCGGCGCGAGTGGGGCTGGGCAGGGTTGGTCAGAGGGGGCTGGGCCAGGGTGGTCGGATGTCGGGGTGGAATGGCGGGACTCGGGATGGGTAGTCCGGGTGAGGTGGCAGGGAACGAGGCGGGATGACCTGGTTAGTCGGGGCGGACTGGGAACGAGGAGGCGCGGGAAGTCGGGCGTGGCCGGGGCTGGTCGGAGGGAAGGCGGTCCGGCTTGAACTGTCGAGAAGGCGTGGGGCGGTACGGGTCGGGCAGAGTAGTCGTGTATCCGGAAGGTCCCGGAGTGCTCGCCAGCCTAGCACCTAAGCACGCATCGTGCGCACCCTGCCACCCGGCGCACTGCTACTATGGTGCAAACATCCCCGACCGAGGAGGCATAAGTGCCAGAGTCGATCTTTGCTCAGTACGAGCCGAAGGGTTACCCCTACGTGTTCAGGGGTCACATCGTTGTTGAACTGTTGGCCGGTGGAACGCCGACCAACCCGGACGTAGCCGCTGGGTGGATCAAGGCCAAGGGCTACAAGGATCTGAAGGACGAACTGATCGCCGAGGAAGTCTCGCGCGTGATGACCGAACGCGGTGTCACTGAGAACGAAGCCATCGAACAGGTGTCAGAGAACCGTCACCTGTCAGGTTTCAAGCGTGACGAGAACGGGCTCTACATCGAGGGTCGCCAACTCAAAGCCTGCCTGAAGGAAGCCGCGTCTGTTGCTGCCGATGTCGGCAAGCTCCAGATCCGGGGGTTAGGAGCGAACCCGAAGAAGGGCATCAAGTCGTTCGTTGCCGAGCACATCTTCGTGCGCGAGCAGCGGCTACATCTGGGCGTGGACAAGCCGACCGACGTGCTCCAGAGCTTCATTCACACGTTCCGAGGCAGCGGCATTCAGTACACCGAGGTGATCGAACCCGCTGAGTTTGACTTCACGGTCGAAACAGACCGCAAGTTTGACGAGGAGTTCTGGGCGCAACTGTGGCTCACCGGCCAGCGCCAAGGCATCGGTGCCACCCGCTCCCAGGGGTTCGGCGTGTTCACGATCACCCAGTGGGAGCCGCTTGGTGAGGTCAAGCCGATCCGGAAGGGCAAGGCCGCGTAATGGCTATCGCCTCTGACCTGATCACCGAAGCGGTCGAGGCCAAGGTTGAGGAGATCCTGACCTCCGAGAGCGACGTGCTGCTCTCGGAGGCAGCCGCCGAGATCGTCGCGCACGCACGAGCAACCGATCCCGACAGCCTTATCGACTGGTTCCTCGATCACGCCATCGACCTGATCCGCGCGCAGCTTCAAGCACGACTCGCGATGGCTCGGCGCGGCACCCGCATCGGCGTGTTCGCCGAGCACGAGGTGAAGCCATTCGAGCGCCGGTACGCAGTCGAGGGCAACGTCTGGAAGCGCATCGGTGAGATGCAACGACCCGACTGGCAGTTCCTGGCGGAACAGCGTGCGAAGCTCGCCACCGCATCGCTGTTCGACATCGCCCTGGCGAAACGCCTAATCGAGCGACTGCCTGATGACACAACCCACACCCGCGAGGTAGTGAGCGAAACCGAGCTACTCTCACTTGAGGATCAGGCGCAGCGAGCCGCTGAGCGAGCCGTCACGAAGTTCTGACCCACTGTGCCCGGAGCCGTTCTCCGGCACCCGACGACCCTGACCGACCCAGCCCCACCCGGCTCAGCCCTGGCCGACATGCCAAGCCGACCCGACCCACGCCGACTCGCCCCGGCCGACTATCCAACCCGAGCCACGTCAAGCCTGCCCGCCACGCGCTGACTGCCCACGTCTGCTCCCGCCAGCCCGCGTCCAGCCTACCCTCGCCCGACCAACCAATCCCACCCCCGTCTCCTCACGCCGACTCACGCCGCGCCGACATTCCGTTCCGCTCCGACCCTGCTCGACATGCCAACCCTCCCCGCCCCTCCTCGCCCCAGTCCCACCCATCTCGTCTCACGCCTGACTAACCTGCCCACGCCCCACCCACGCCGCACCTGACTTCCTACCCCAAGCCCAGCCTACCCGCACCCGACAACCCAACCCACGCCCACCCGGCCCCAGCCAACCCGACATCCCGCTTCTCCCCAGCCCACCGGCTCCACTCGTTCCTTGCCCCACGCCCCAGCCCGCATCTGACGGTGCACTTCACATGAGGTAGCTGACCGCTGCGCCCGTAGGCTCTAGGCGTGGCGGTCAGCGATCCAGGGCAGCAGCAACCCCAGCAACCGCAGCAGGTCAAGCAGCTACTGAAAGCGGCGGCGGCAGGGCAAGCCGCCAAGACCGCCGTCGTCGCCCCAGCCGTGGCCGTCACGCTGCCCGCACGGGCAGCCATCGGGGCGGTCAAGGTGCCTGCCGAACTGCTCGTTCACGGCGTAAAAGTTGCCGTGATCTTGAGGGTCCTGCACAAGCTGTTGCGCTGGCACACGACCGACAGCGTGGACTGGCTGACGCGAGAACTGATGCGCCTGTTCCCCGACGCCGACCCGGCCGTCATTCGGAGCGCCGTGGAGCGGGAGATGAAGCTGGAGCGCATCTTCCAGCAGAAAGCGCTCAAGCGTGTTCAGGCAGCCCTGACCGCCGCCGGGGAGCTTCCCACCATCGAGCAGCAGCAGGCGAAGGTCCAGGCGATCCTGAAGTTGGAGGCCCATTACACGCAGCTTCGCGAGAAGACGATGATGGAGCGTGCGAAGGCGCACATCGCCAACGCGCAAACGAAGGCGAGAAGCCCAGCAGGCGCACGCTGGGTGCTCGGGCCGACCAAGAACCACACGCTTGGGTGTCTCGCGCTCGCCGGAAAGACGTGGCCGTGGTCGATCCTCGACAGCATCCAACCGCCGCTGCACCCTGGCTGTCTCTGCTCGCTGGTGCCGCTCGCGCCCGGCGACCCGCCACCGCCACCGGCTGGGGATGCGCTGGACATGGCTAAGGCTGCGATGCAGTTGGAGGAGGCGATCCGCGCTGTCGCTGACCCCGGCGAGATCGAAGCGTTCCTCGACGGCGAGGAGGTTCGTCCGAGCATCGCCAGGGCACTCCGCCAGCTACAGGAAGTCAACTGGAAGGACTGGCTGCACCCACGGGGCCGAGGAGGGGAGTGGATCGGCAAGGGCGGCGGGTCGCTGTTCGACTTCGACAAGCACGAGGGACCGAAGCCGCCGCACGTCGCGGACAAGCCGCACGTCCCGAAGGTCGATCCGCACATGCCGGATCTGTCGCCCGAGAGCATCGTCGTCAGCGGGCCAAAAGCGGCTGGCGACACGATCATCGGTGGCGACAAGCCGGAGCCGACGAGCCAGGGGCCGATCCCCGACTTCGGTCACATCCCGCTGGCGCTGCACCTCCCGCCGGCGTTCGGTAGCGACACGATCAAGGCCAAGGGCCAGGGCGACGACTACTTCGTGAAGGACCACGGCGGCGACCACGCCCGCGTCGCCAGCGAACTGCTGTCCAACGCCGTCTACCGCACGCTGGGGATCGACACCCCAACGATGGGTCACGTCCAAACCCCGCCGGAGCCGGACTTCTCCCAGCGGGCCGATGACCTCCCGAACGAACCGCCCATCGACGTGAACCCCGGCGCACGCATCTCCACCGGCATCATCCTCCGCGAGCCCGACGGTCGCGTGACCGTGATCGAACCGCGCAACCACTACGGCGGGTACATCCACACGTTCCCGAAGGGCGGTGTCGAACCGAACCTCACACCGCAGCAGAACGCCCACAAGGAACTGTGGGAGGAGACTGGGCTGCACGCCCACATCACCGGGGTCGTCGGCGACTTCAAGGGCGACACCGGCACCAGCCGCTTCTACGTCGGCGTGCGCACAGGCGGGGAGGCGACCCCGAGCGACGAGACGCAGGCGATCAAGACCGTCACGCCGGACGAGGCCGCGAAGATGCTGAACAAGCCCCGCGACCAGGAGGTGCTCAAGGCGCTTCTCGAACAGCCGATCCCGAAGGGCGAGTTCAAGGACGAGTTGCCGCCCGAGGAGCCAGGTTCCGCG